CTATGGAACTCTGGTGTGGAGAGCAACAAGGAAATTGCTCGCAAGCAGAAGCGTAAGCTTCAGTACATCAGCAACATCCTGGTCATCAAGGACTCAGCCAATCCTCAGAACGAGGGCAAGGTGTTCTTGTACAAGTATGGCAAGAAGATTTTCGACAAGATTAAGGATGTGATGCAACCTCAGTTCGAGGATGAGGATCCCACCAATCCATTTGATTTCTGGAAGGGTGCCAACTTCAAGTTGAAGATTCGCAATGTGGAAGGATACAGAAACTATGACAAGTCAGAGTTTGAACCTGTGTCAGCCATTGCCGAGGATGATGCTGCCATTGAAGCCATCTGGAATCAGCAACATTCTTTGACTGACTTCACAGATGCCAAGAACTTCAAGAGCTACGAGGAGTTGAAGCGGAAGCTGGACCTGGTGTTGAAGGGTGGTCCTGGCTCTGTGTCAGCCGACAAGATTTCCGAGAGTCGCATGGAAGCTGAACCTGTGGCAGAAGCTCCTGCTCCACGTGCCGCCAAGCCAGCAGCTCCCAAGTCATCAGTTCCTGATGATGACGATGATGATACCTTGAGTTATTTCAGCAAGTTGGCTGAGGATTAATTACATCACTCGAACCATGCGACGGTCCTGGAATCTCATGTGACTGTTTCGCACATCTCGAACCGTAGTAACTGCCCCACCGGTGTTGGCTTTCGGAGCCGCCTGTGGGGCAATTGTTTGTGGTGAGTTGTTCACAATGACCGGCGCGGCAGCAGCTACAGGAGCTGCAGCAGCTGCGGAAGCTGTTTCCACTTGTGCTGCTGCTCGTTGACTGCTTCTGAAGGGAGGTGTTCCTCCCGGAGGTTGAGCACTATCTCTGGCTTGACCTTCCACGGTGGCGCCTGGTGTGGTTTGACGAGATTGTGCTTCAGATGCTTCTCTCTGGGCTTTTTCTTCTTTGATGTCATTGGCAGATTTACCTAGCAAACCAAAGCTGAAACTGTTCAACAAAGCACTACCTGCATTTTTAATTTTTTGTCCAGTGCTAGCATCTGGGTCTGCATTGGCTCCCTGAATGGCATCATAGGCACCCATACCCAAGGTTATGGCGGCACCCACAGGGCCGGCAAATCTTGCAAACTTGGCAGCACCTTTCAGAGCACCTTTCATTATTCCTTTACCGCCCCCTTTAACAACAGCATTGGCAGCACCACGGGAAGCAGTTCTGGCTGCAGCTCGGCGGGGACCGCGGCGTGTCATCAGGTCCAACGCATTGTCCATCATGCCACCGCCGCCACCACCGCTCATTTCCTTGTTTTCCAGCGTAGTGTTCAGTTCTTCAATAGAACTTTTCACTTCATCCAATTTATCTACAATGTCCCTGGTGCTGGTGTCCGTGGGAGTATCAGTACCGGATTCCCCTTCAAAGATGCTACTAGCGGCAGGTCTGGCTGCTGTAGATGCTGTGGCTTTGGTTTCTGATGCTGGTGTACCATAGTCGTATTTTTTTCCAGTGGTTTCATCCACCATGCCACCAAGCGTGCCAAACTCAAATCTAGAATTTTTAGCACCAGATTCTTCAAACTCGTTGATTCTAGAACCGGATTTTGCAGTTCTATAACGCATTCCAGTTTCTGAATCCACCTTCACACGTAGATGGTCTGGAACATCTTTGATTTTTTCAGCAATCTCAGCTTTGCGTGCCTCACCTAAACTTGTTGAAATTTTTTCTGTGGCAGCTTGCTCTTGTTGCTGCTTTTGAATTGTTTCATCAACAGAAGGAATAAATGATTTGTTGAATTTATCTGGATCAGTGACGGCACCAATGTAATCTCTGGTGCCCTTGAATATAGATTTGGCTAAACCTTTTACGCCTCCCCCTTGTTCACGCATCATGGTGGGTTCCACACCCATGGCACGACCAAAAGTCTCACCTAATGTTTTAGGTGCTGCGTCCAAGCTTTGTAAAGAAAGTTTCTGCTGAGTTTCAGCTTCGCCACGAAGTGTGTCACGCATGCCTTGCAACTTGCTGGCTTTTTCTGTGTCACCGGCTTCTTTTGCTTCCTCTATCTGTTTGTCCAACTTGACAATCACTTTGATAAGTTTTTCCAAAGTGTCTTTGGATTGCTTTTCCTGTTCTTCACGATTTTGTGGAATTTTTTCTAAAGCTTTCAGAATGTCCAACAACACCTCTTCTTGTGAGTCAGACATCACTTCAATGGCAGCTGCAACTGCAGCAACATTTTGTGCTGTGTCTACGGATTGCGTAGGCTCATCTTTCGCCGGCATATCTCTGGACTGCAAGATATCCCCTCGAATAGTTTTTGCCACTTCCTGTTTTGTCTTTTTTACTTTGCTAGCTGCTTTAGATTTGGCCATTTAAGTTACTCGTTATTTTTCTTTTCCAAGTATTTTAGTAGTAATCCTATGTAAGTCTCTCTTTCCCATGGCATCATGTTCTCAATTTCTGTCAAAGAATATTTGTGTATATGCATCAACAAGAAATTGGTCTTGTAGAAATTCACCAAGTTATCATGAGAAAGAGTTATCCGAAAAAATGATTGATTCCATCCACCACAAGGTCATTGTCTTTGTTACAGGCCTTGCATGTGAATGCAATTTGTTTCCGTAACACAGGCATATTCTTGTAAAATCCTTCAAACGGTGCAAACTGTTCAGGCGTCAGATTGTCAATGAATTCCAACAACTCTGTCTGACTATTACCATCATTCACGAACATTTCATCTTCATTGTACACCTTGGTGATGCAATCTGCCACTACAGCGTACAAAGTTTCTTCTGCGTCTGTCTCAAACAAGGCAGCATAATGTTCCAATGTTGGATATCTCATCTCCACTTTAGTGGCTGCATCCAATGCTATAGTTTTGCTCAATCCAGGATTCACCACCTCAAAATCTGCCACATTCAATGTGTAGGGTTGTTTGGCTTGACAATCACCACACACCAAATATAAATCTATTTCCTCACCTACAGACTTACCGCGAATTTGTAAAAACAACCATTGCATGTCTGCCAAACAATGTTCATGTAAATTCACTTTGTCATAGGTACAAGACAGCACCACATCTTTCAGTGCGTGTATCACGTCCTCGGTGTTCTCACTTTCGCTTGCCAACAACAATATCTTCTCTTCCTTCACCAGAAAAGGTCTGAAGTCCACCTTCTCTCCTGTGACTGGCAGAGTGGTTGTGAATGTTGGAACTTTTACCTTGGGTATGCTCATATCATCTCCTTGTGTTAACCACGTCCAAATAATCTAGTTGCACTATTTTTGATTCCTGACTTTAAATCTGTACCTAATTTGTTCAAATCCTGCTTGGGTATCTTGTCTGTGTACTTCCTCAATCCCTTGGCCATGTTTTGTGTGATGTTGTTTGCTGTTTCCTCACCTGACAATGACACTTTGGCAATGGCGGATTCCCAATGATGATACGTGAAAGTGACACTCATCCGTTGCACTCCTGAGTTGTCCCACCCCAATGGCATCATGATAACACTCTTGGGCCAGGCATCCACCAATGTGACTTGGCAAACAATTTGGTCAGCTTCTGTCAACAGTTCCAACACAGGAGCTGCTATGCTACGAACAGCACCAAATGCCTGAGATTTCAGCTTGGTGAATTTGTTGTCCAGAGTTCTCTTACCACGCATGAACAATTTGTCCACTGCAAGATTGGCACCTTTGTTGCTAGTGGTGATTTTATCACGCAACCCCAAATCTGCTTGTGTTGGACTCCAGTTGAACAATGCTTCACCTGGAATACCTGCAGGTATCAACACATTCAAAGTTAAGTTTTTGGTATACTCAGTATAGAATCCCACCTCATTGCTAGTGTCTTTTTCAAAAGCTGACACACAATCATTCATCCAATTTTCCATCACAGCTCTTGGTGTGTAGTCTGTGTCCATGAGAAATTCCAATGTGATTTCTTGACCATAATCTGCTGTGTGCGCAAATTGTCTATCCAATCCATTGATTCTGAGTACTCGACTAGCGATGTTTCTACCAGGCAAAGAAGCTTGATGACACAACATTGTGAGTGTTTGACCTTGGTTCACACCTGGAAAATCTACGAAAAATCTTTCAGAACGAGCCAAATTGTTTTGTTTGATGAATGCGATGAATTCCAACAGTGAAGGAATCTTCACACTTTCAATTTGTTTCACATTAGGGGTGGCAGCAGCCGCTCCCTGGTCTCCTTCTGGTTTCACAGGTTTGGTGAGATTTGCTAAACCTTTGCCTGTGTTCTTGACAGCATTGCCTATTGCGCTAAGTACACTCATTAAATTTTGCTCCGTGCGTCGTTGAACACTTGATTACGTGAGGCTTTTTCGAAATTGTCAATGGGTAGCATGATGGTCTTTCTCCAATCCTTGGGATAGATTTTCATCAATCTGGAACCCACCTGTTCATACAGATAACGCTTCACTGCCACGTTGGCACCTGGATATCGTGTGAAATTACTCAACAACTTCCAGGTCACCATCATTCTGGTATCTTCACTCATGGTTTCATCATTCACCAGTTCCATCATTCTGTCCAACAGCTTCATTCGAAACAATGGTGGAAGATAATGCATGTTCAATCCAAAGAATCCTTCAGGTACTTTTCTGAACACCACAACCACAGGTAATGTATCATAGTATGGTAGTTTGGCAGACATCTTGGGATCGTACATGAACAAATACATTTGACCAGTGATGATGGTGTTGACAAATTCACCGATGTCACTTCTCAATACTTTTTGTGGTTGGATATTGGTCATACCCAACTTACGAATCATGTCCTGGTACCACCGGAACGTGCTAACAGGTGTTTCTCGGTCCCGCAGTTGTTGGATGGATTTGTTTAGCATTATGGTGAAATTCAGGGCTTGACTACTACTTGACAAGGTGATAGATTCACTATGTCCGGTATGAAGTTAAAAACTACTTACTATTTATAAGTACTCCCTAAATCCTTCTCTGTAACTAGCATAAACTCCCATCCGTTCTGAGAAGCAAAACGCCGTGCTGCTGTCCATTTGGCATTATTCACTCCCCATTGCTTCACTTCCGAAATGAAGCGTTGGGTTTTTCTTTGTGGGATGTTGGGTGGTACAGTGAAACGGTAGGGCTTCACTTCCACAAGATATTTCTTTCGTTTGCCAGTTTTGTCCTGAACTTCTATGTAAAAGTCCACATAGTATCTGTGAACCAATCCATCTGCTGGACTAACATAGGGAATGACAATTTCTTCACTGGCCCATCGTAGCACGGCGTCATTATTATCACACCATTTCATGAATTTCAATTCATAGCTACTGCGATAGATGATTTCCATGACATCCCCAACATATTTCTTGGGGTTGTTCGGGATGAATCTTCCTTTGTATGTGTCTTTGGTATAAGCCATATAAATATCTGTAAAGTATTCCCAAGGAAACTATTTATGGCCAACTATCGAAGTGCAAACACCCTGACACCTGGCAAAGCCATTTCAGGGTTAGAAGCCAATGAACTGACAGTGTACAGATATCCTCAGGATGTGGGTAGTGAAACCACGCCGCATTACATGATGTTCTACATCTCAGAACGTTCTGGTGTCACCCCCAAGGAACAATTGGCAAGCGACAAGGCTGTGAAAGCATTAAATCTTGTGGAACCCAGCTCACAGTTTCGTCCAGAAACGCAGGTGGGTCCAGCGGCAGCCGCTGCGGTACAAGGAGCTGCAGGTGCTGTAGGTGGTGCCAGTGTGGCTAGAAGAGCTGCCAGAAGAACTACTAGTTTCTTTGGGTTGAATCAAAAAACAGGTGTTAGGGTTATTGACACCACGAAACAAAATTTAGCCAACGTTGCCACAACTGGAACTACTGTAGCAGGTGGTGTAGCCGGTGGCACCCTCGCCGCCACAGTAGCCACAGCTGAAGGTGGTTCTGCCAGAGATGCAAAATTTTTGAAATACGTTGTGGCGTTGTACATGAACAACAAACCCAGAACTGAATACAATGCCACTTGGGCAGATGAAGATTTGGGAGCTTTAGGGGGCATGGCCAGTGAAGCTGCTGGTGCAATAAGAGGTATAATGACTGGTAACGGTGACGGTATGGCCGGCCGTGCCTCAGCTGCTTTGGACGCTATCAAAACCGTAGGTGGCGCAGGTGCAGCTATTGCATTGCAAAATGCCGACAGTGCCATGAATGAAATGGGATTAGGTGGCATGGG